GATGACTTTCTGAAAGTTCGTGAAACTTTGACACGCATCGGAGTTGCTTCACGCAAGGAAAAGAAAATCTATCAATCTTGCCATATTCTTCATAAGCAAGGTAGATACTATCTCGTACATTTTAAAGAATTGTTTGCACTTGATGGCAAACACGCCAATCTTACGGTAAACGATGTTCAACGTCGTAATCGTATTGCCCAATTGATTGCAGATTGGGGTTTGGTTGAAGTCGTTGATGTTTCTAAGATTTCTGATATTGCACCATTGAATCAAATCAAAGTCCTTGCCTATAAGGACAAAGCGGATTGGATTTTGGAGACCAAGTATAATATTGGCGCCAAAAAGAAAAGGGTAGAAGAGGAAACCGAATAAAAAAGTGGGGGGGGGGTTGCAATACCCCCCTTTTTTGTGCTATTATGTATAAATAAATTGTCTACTATGTCAGTTGAGTAGTAGATACCTGTTGTGGAAACACTCAGGTGGGATATGTTCCCATAACAACTAACAAGTCGAAAGACAGTTAACGAATTTAAAGAGGTAACATGACTAGAGAAATGAAACCGAATAATGCGTATGCGCATTTCGCTTCTAATTTTGAAAAAACTATTAACAGTTCATTATTTACAGAACCTAAAGTAAAAGTTTTTATTTTACAAACTGGTGGGGGAAAATCATATTATCAAGATAAGGAAATGCCTTTAGTTCTTAAGAATGCATTTCCCACTATCAAATACATTTTTAGGTTATCTCCAACAAGAGAAGTTGCATATGATGGGACATTTGCCAATGTTGAAGAACTATCCAAAAAAGATGAGTTTAATTTTACTTTCATAGATGATCCAGCAAGTAACAGTATTTTGGATGCTATTGGAAAGATACCAAAAACAGTTCTTTGTGTTTCTTGTACTCATACTTACTTCACTACTAATTTTGAAAGACTACTAAAATATGCTAAAGAATCTGTTTTAATTATTGAAGAAGCTCATCAATTCATTGGATGTGCTGATGCTGGTAGAGATGCATATATTGTTAATTTTGGATATTCTTCAGAATACACTGCGGAAACTTGGGAAAGAATTTCACGATGGAGAGATGTAAATCCTAGAATTTTGGGATTTACTGCCACTGCTACTGAACATCATAAAGGTAACGACAAATTAACTGATCAGTTTGAAATTTGTGGTAAACTTGCACCATTAGAAGATATCCTACCCTCACAATCTTGGTTAAATGTACCAAAATCATACAGTTTTACTAAAACACAGGGGACTGATTCAATTAAACCTGCAGTTCAAGAGAGTATTGAATTGCTCTTTAAACGTGAAGAAATTTTATTTAAATTAAAAGAATCTGATCCAAATATTAATCCCAAACTTAGTGCATTTTATGTATGTGGAGATTCTAGGGGAATTTGGGGATGTTCTATTACGGAAACCCGAGAAATAATTGCCGATTATCTTTTAACAGAAGGATTTGGTAATTCTTCAGATAAGATGATTGCTACTATGGTAGAAAATAGTAGCGGTGGAAATACCATTTGGGGGTTGGATGGATCTAGAGAGAATGTTGCAACTTCTTCTGAATTATTTGCCAGATTACAAGATCCAAATGATCCAGTTAGATTTCTTCTTGTGATTAATAGGGGTAGGTCTGGAATTAATGTCCATAATTTGACAGCAGCTGTTGTGTGTCGTGTTCGTGATCCTAAAGAAATTAAAACACCAATACCCATTCAAATTTTTGGAAGAATGGTGAGATTAAATGTTGGAACTGGCGACATCATTCGTAAAGAATATATTAATAATCTTGACAATTATTTGAAATATTATTCTCAAGATTATAATGTAGACATTAAAACTGTAATTGAAACTATTAAGATTTCAAATGTTTTTGATATTTGGCATCCTAGTAATAATAAGGCAAAAAGAACTTGGGAAGAATCATTAGAAGAATTTGAAAGGGATTATGTTAATACCACCCAAAAAGGTTTTGATTATCTTTATAAGTTTACTGGTGTCGAAAAACCCAATTGTATGAATCACATTGTTAACAATGAACTTCCATTAAATTGTCCTTATTGTGGAGAATCTATTGAAGATAAAATATCTGAATGGGCAACTTCTGGAGCACTTGATAAATTCTTCGTATAACCGAATAAGAAAGTGGGGAGAGCAACACTCCCCATTTTTTATTTTCTGAATATATAATAGTAATGTTGCCTTCGGGGACATTATTAACTTACAGACGCTCAAGGAGGTCTATTATGTTTGGAACAAGTTCTCTTACACTCTCAGTACCAGAAACTGCAAAGTATCTGATGGAGATTCAAAGAAATAGTATTGGATTGGATGAGTGGTTTAAAAGATTTGATACTGTGTATGAGACGCATACCAACTATCCACCATACAATCTAGTCAAAGAAAGTAGTGTTGATTTTAGATTAGAAATTGCACTAGCAGGATATAAAAAAGAAGATATTGAAGTTACTACGGAATGGAATAAATTATTTGTGGATGTGAAGAAGGTCAGTGATACTGATGATGAATATCTACATCAAGGATTGGCAAAGAGAGCATTCACACGCACCTGGACTCTTTCTGATGATGTAGAAGTATGTGATACTACATTTGTTGATGGATTACTTACTATTAAACTGAATAGAGTCATTCCAGAGCATCAGAGAAGGAAAGTGTATGAACTTAAATAAATAGTAGTGGGCTACTCATAACTATTGTTGCCACAAGGGGAGCAACTGGCAAAATCCAGTTGACACTCCCCCATTTTTTTGCTATAATGACTTGAGAGGAAAACTAAAAATGTCTGTAAAGATTGCTCTATTAAAATCCGGAGAATCGGTAATTGCCGATATTAAGGAATTGATTTCTGAAGAAAAGGTATGTGGATATCTTTTTACAAATCCACATAAGATGCAAATCAGCAATTCAATTTTTTTGACTGAACAACCAGTAGAATCTGAAGATGGTACTATTAGTGTAACATTTTCTTCTTGGATTCTTTTCACTAGTGATAATGAGATTCCAGTTCGTCCTGATTGGATTGTAACTATTGTTGAACCAGTTGAACCTATTAAAAAAATGTATGAGGAAAAGGTAAATGGAAAAACAAGTGAAGTGTCTTCTCTTGAAGGTTGACACAGTATTAATTACTGAAATTGTTGAAGTTGGTTCTGAACTTGGAGAACCTGATTGTAAACTGATTAATCCTTATCAGTTTTTTGGTGAAGATGACCTCCGACGTTGGACAGAGGAAGTTACGAATCAAACTGAATTTATGATTCATTCTGATAGTATTCTTACAATTGCCGATCCAACTCCTGAAATTATTGAAAAGTATCTTGAACTAACTGCATAATGCGCTTTTATACAAATGTCCAGATGGTCGGGGACCACTTCTTGGTTCGTGGTTATGAAAATGGTAGACATTTCATGACTCGTGAGAAGTTTTACCCGACTCTTTTTGTCCCCTCAAAAAAGAATACTCAATACAAAACACTGAATGGTGAATATGTTGAAGCAGTACAACCAGGAACTGTAAGGGAATGTAGGGACTTTATTAAGAAGTATGATGGCGTAGAGGGATTTGATATTTCTGGAAATGACCGATACATCTATCAGTATATTTCTGAGACTTATCCGGAAGATGAACTTAAATTTGACATTAATAAAATTAAAGTTACAACAATCGATATTGAGGTTGCATCTGAGAATGGATTCCCTGATGTAGAAAGTGCTGCCGAAGAAGTATTGTTGATTACGATTCAAGATTATAATACGAAACAAATTCGTACTTGGGGTCTTGGTAAGTTCAATAATCAGCAGAGTAATGTAAACTATCGTTCCTTCTCAAATGAATATGATTTGTTAAATGACTTTATCAACTGGTGGATGATTGAGGAAAATACTCCCGAAGTCATTACTGGTTGGAATAGTGAACTGTATGATATTCCATATTTGGTTCGTCGTATAGATCGTATTCTTGGTGAAAAACTGATGAAGAGAATGTCACCATGGGGTTTGGTAACTGAAAGTGAAAAATTTATTTCTGGACGCAAACATATCTCTTAT